ATTTAAGTGATTCACCGGGAGTTAGGTCAAAATTTCAAAAAGCTATGGGAGATCAAAATCTTCTTAAGAAATTTGAAAAGTTAGCAGCCGACCCAAGAATGCAATTATCTTTAGCAAAAATGAATGAGGCACGTAAAAACGGTGAATATGATATAGACCCTAGTAATTACCCTCATGTTAAAAGAATAGAACAAATATTTAAACAAGCTAAAAAAATAGCTTGGGCAAAGATAAGCCAAGACGAAGATGTTATAGAACTTATTGCTAAAGAAAAAGAATATCAAAAAAGGAAATATAATGCTTCGCAGAATACTATCAATGAAATGATAAACATGCGTAAATAAAACAACACAAGGTGGAGACCCATGGCGGTACAAACAACTGAAGAATTTAAAAATGGCGGTGCCACCTCATACGCTATTACAATAGAATATTTACAAGAAAGTGACATCAAAGTAAGAATTGATGGAGCTTTACAAACTTATGTAGCCAGTAGCCCTAGTGCTGGCGAATACACCGTAAGTGGAACAACTGTTACCCTTGGAGCACAAGCTGCTGCCGGAACGGGTAACGTCCACATATATAGAGAAACAGATGTTAATACAGCAGCAGCTCAATTTGCTGCTGGTTCATCTATTAGAGCAGCCGATCTTAATGCCATACATGATATGGGTAGATTTGCTGCTGTTGAGCACAGAAATAAAATAATTACAGCAAATATAAAAGCAGGAGCTGTTACTTCTACTGAAATTTTAGACGGTACTATTGTTAATGCTGATATAAATGCAAGTGCAAATATAGATAATAGTAAAATTGCTGATGGTTTACTTAAATCTGGAATAACAATTAACTCAGCAAATATTGTTGATGGTTCTATTGTAGATGCTGACGTAAGTAACTCAGCAAATATTAATGGTTCTAAATTAGCTGATTCAAGTATTCCAGTAGGGAAAATTAATTCAGGGACATTACCTTCAGGAGTTAAAGTTACTTCAACTAATATTGAAGATAATACTATTCTTAACGCTGACATTAATTCAAGTGCAGCAATAGCTGGTACAAAGATAAGTCCTAATTTTGGTTCTCAAAACATAGTTACATCTGGAACCTCAACAACTGGAAATATAACAGTTGGTGGAAACATTACTGTATCCGGAACTGTTGATGGAAGAGATGTAGGTGTAGATGGTGCTAAGTTAGATACTATCGAAAGTGGTGCAACTGCTGACCAGACTAATGCAGAGATTAGAGCAGCCGTAGAAGCTGCAAGTGATAGTAACGTATTTACTGACGCAGATCATACAAAACTAAACGGTATTGAAACTGGAGCTACAGCAGACCAGACTAATGCAGAAATAAAAACTGCATACGAAGCAAATGCTAATACTAACGAGTTTAGTGATGCAGAGCAGAGTAAATTAGCTGGTATTGAAACAGCAGCTACAGCAGATCAGACAGCAGGAGAAATAAAAACTCTACTACAGTCGGACAAACTTACTTTATCTGAGATGAACACCACATCTCTAGATACTAGATATTTTACAGAAACCGAATCGGACGCTAGATACTTTAGACAAGACTCTAGTGAAACTATAGCTTCTGGTGACACATGGACTGGTTCTGATGGTTTTGTAGCAACTACTGGTGCTATAGACGCTCGTATTATTGAACTTGTTGACAACGTAGGTGGTTTTGTACCTATAGCAAATGAAACAAGTTTTCCTACAGCTAACCCTGATATAAATACTAGCAACTCTGAAAAAGGTGGAACTATTGTATCAGTTAAAGCAGCTTCAACAAACTTAACTGCACAGTCAGGAACAACTCTAACTATTGCAAATGGTAGAGGAACTGGTAACGCTGTTATTATTACAGGTGTATCTGCTACCATACCACAAGGTTTTGGATTCTTGGTAGAAACAACTGCTACAGATCACACATACGCATTTCACAGATTAGTACCAAAAGCAACAGAAGTATCTACTGTAGCTGCAAATGCTGTAAATATAGCAGCAGCCGGAGCTAACGTAACAGATATAGCTAACTTTGCTGACCTTTACCAAATTAGTACTTCTGCACCAACAGCAAGAGCTGATAGCTCAAGTTTACAGGTTGGTGACTTATGGTTTGATAGTTCATCTAACAAAGTTTTGATGATTTACGATGGTAGTTCTGGAGATGGTTTTACTGCTGCTACCCCTAACGCATCTGACTTAGTTAACATTAATATTGTTGCTGGTCAACTTGTATATCAAGAAGATTTAGGTTTAATTACTAATGCTGTAAATACAGGCTCTGGAAATAACTCTGTTAATACTGTTGCTGGAAGTATATCAAACGTAAATACGGCAGCTACTAACATAGCTAAGATCAATACTGTTGCTGATGACCTAAATGAAAGTACATCTGAAATTGACACAGTTGCTACTAATATTACAAATGTAAATAATGTTGGCAATAATATTTCTAATGTTAATGCTGTTCATAATAACGCATCAAATATTAATGCTGCGGTTTCTAACGCATCAAATATTAACGCTGCTGTATCAAACGCAACTAATATCAACACTGTAGCTGGTAACAATACTAATATAAATACAGTTGCTGGTAATAACTCCAACATTACAACAGTAGCCGGAGCTAATAGTAACATCACAACAGTTGCTGGTTCTATAGCTAATGTAAATACAACTGCAAGTAATATTGGAAATGTCAATAACTTTGCTGCTACATATCAGATAGCATCTTCAGCTCCTTCAACAGACGGTGCTGGTAATGCTCTAGCTGCTGGTGACTTGTACTTCGATACAACTGCAAACGAGTTAAGAGTACACAATGGAACTACATTCCAAGGTGGTGTTACAGCTACTGGTAACTTAGCTGGATTAGGAGCTAACACATTTACTGGATTACAGACACTTCAATCTGGTTTAGCAGTAACAGGTAATATTACAGTATCAGGCACTGTAGATGGTGTAGATATAGCTACTGATAGTTCAAAACTTAGTGGCATAGAAGCTGGTGCAACTGGCGACCAAACAGCTAGTGAAATTGTAGCTCTTATTGCTGGACAAACTATTGCACCTAACGTAATAACAACAACTAACTTAACTCTCGATTTCGGGACTCTATAAATGGCAAAACAATTAAAATTAAGACGAGGAACAACCTCGCAACATAGTAGCTTTACTGGAGCCGAGGGTGAAGTTACTGTAGATACAGACAAGGAAACACTTGTTGTACATGACGGCTCAACTGCTGGAGGACATCCAGTAGCTGCTGAAGATATGGCTAACGTATCTTCTGCAAATATTGCAGGACGATTAGCTAATGACTCTATTGCAACATCTAAAATTGCAGCCGGAGCTTTACCTTCAGACGTAAGTATAGATACTGCAAACGTAAGTACTAACGCTATTGTAAATTCAAAAATAGCTGATGGACAAATTAACTCTGCTAAATTAGTAGATGGAACTATTGTAAATGTTGATGTAAGCAACTCAGCAGCAATAGCTGGAACTAAGATATCTCCTGACTTTGGTAGTCAAAATATAACTACAACTGGTAGTGCAACTATTTCTGGTGAGCTAATAGTTAATGGTAATACTACATCAAAAATTCATTTACAAGATAGTAACCATAACCCAGACTATGAAATATCTAACGCTGATGGTGTTTTAAGATTTCGTGACACAACCAATGCTACAAATAGAATCATGGTCAATACAGATGGTCACATTGATTTAAAAAGTAATGTAGACTGTGAAGCTGGTATTGACGTAACAGGAAATGCAAATATTGGTAGTGACCTTACTGTTTCTGGTGGTGATATAACAATTAATGGAACAGTTCCAGCATTACATTTCAACGATACAGACAACGAAAGTGACTATCAAATAAGAAATAATAATGGTACTTTTCAGATTCTGGACGTAGACCAAGGTGGTGGTACAGTTTTCTTTCAAAGAGAAACCAATGCAGATTGCACTTTTACTGGAAATGTTAATGTAACTAACGGTGTAGACGTAACAGGAAACATCACAGTATCAGGAACAGTTGACGGTGTAGACGTAGCTAATTTAAAAACAGCAAAAGATAGTTTATCAACCAGTAATGGAGTAATTCTAAACGGTGTAACCGCAACTACTCAGTCTGCTGGAGATAACAGTACAAAAGTTGCTACAACTGCGTACACAGATACAGCAATATCTAATTTAGTAGATTCATCTCCATCTGCTCTTAATACTCTTAATGAGTTAGCAGCAGCTATAAATGATGACGCTAATTTTTCAACTACAATGACCAATAACCTTGCTACCAAGATGCCTAAAGCTGGTGGTGAGTTTACAGGTAACATAACTGTAGAAAACATATTTCCAGACGCAGATAGTAGCAGAAGTTTAGGTACAAGTGGTAATAGATTTTCAAACATATATGCTGACAACCTTTACGGAGGTGGAGCAAATATTACTGGCATACCAGCAGCAAACTTAACTGGAACAGCAGCAGCTATTAATGGTTCAAATATTACCAACTTAAGTGCTGCAAATTTAACAGGTACATTACCAGCTATTGATGGTTCAAACCTAACTGGTATTGTATCGTTTGTTAGCGGTATGATTATTTTATGGTCTGGTTCTACAAGCAACATCCCATCTGGTTGGGTATTATGTAACGGTTCAAACAGTACACCTGATTTAAGAGACAGATTTGTAATAGGTGCTGGTAACTCTTACTCTGTAGGAGCTACTGGTGGTTCTACTACTGATTCAGTAAACGTAACTGTATCTGGTACTACTGGTAATAATAGTGGAAGTAATATTAGAGTTGCATTTGGTAACCAAAACTGGCATCCTTACGCTGCTCCACAAAACCATAATCATAGTTTTAGTGGCTCTGGTAGTGATACAGTAAGTACAATGTCACCTTACTATGCACTCTGCTATATAATGAAAACCTAGTGGAAATACCCACCATTGTAATACCACCAATACAAAAAATAGAAACAATATCTATACCTTTACCTACCGCAGACGTACCATCATACATTCCTATGGTGGTACCGCCTAGCGATCTAGAAGCTCCAGAAGGAGTACAAGCAGAGGCAAAAGATGAACCGGAACAAGGTTTAAGAAAAGTAGACATACCGTTTACAGATTTTAAAATGCCTGTCCCGGAAAATGAAATTTTAG